GACCTTTAAAACTGTTGGCCCAACAAATTTGTTTTTAAGAACCTCAACTGGGTGATATGAAGCAGCCAAGTCAACGAACTGTGGATAGTTAGCCAGAAGCCAACTACAATATGAATCGAGGATAAAAAAAGCAGAGGAGTTTGACCAACATTGAGCACGAAGGTTCATGGCTTTTGAGACCAGACTTGGGATGTCGTCAGAACCTTGGTAAAGAAGAGATGACAAAACCTTGTGATATGAAAAAACTGGTACATAAACATCAAGATTCGAGTTCCAACAAATATAGTTACCAAGAAACTCCCAGTGTTTGGCAAACTCAACTTCGAGACCTCTTGAATGCAAGGCTCTTGCAAAGTTTTCAGCAGTGAGATACGGAGTATCGGAGCCAACGGCAGAGTCATCACCGAAGCAACACAAGAAATGCTTTTCCTTGAAATAAGCAAAATCCCTTTTTCCCCCATAAGATACGTGAGAACCTGTAGGTAGACGAGAATAAGAGAATTATCAATTGCAGTGTTGTATTGACCGGATGGTTCATGAAGAAGAATGACTACATTTCCGTCAGGGAGCATCACTGGAGTCCAGATTATGTCACGATAAAGATTTGCAAAGCAACAAAGGTACTCATATGTTTGGAAGGAAACTGGCAAGCACTGATACCTCAGCCACGCACACTGGAATAACCAATGCGAGTAAACTGAAGAATCAAACTTACCAATATCCGCAAAGAAACGAGAAGCCCTTTCTGCGAGATTGTGACCTAGCTGGTTGAAACCTCCATTGTATGGATTGAGACCGACTGCTACAGGAGTCAGAAACCCCTGTGATGAGGCAATCAGCTTTTCATTGAAAGTTTCAGAAACTGAGCGAAGAGCGAAATGGTGCTCTGAAGGAGCACAGATGAACAGCCTTGTATTCTTGTCTTTGACCTTCTCTTCGAGGCGGAGCTCATCCTTTAAGAATGCTCCCCAAAGAGTCCACTCGCCATGAGGTTGAAACAAGCTGTCATAGTAGCGATGGAAGTAGGACAAGAACTGTGGGTCTAAAACACACTCCTCTTTTGTCTTCCAGGCGTCCCTCCAAAGAGGGCCCGGAGAGCGATCCAACTCTGAGTTGCGAATTGACATCGTGGGAGATATGGGGTGAGAGTTTTTCGTGACGGGATAAATAATTTTGAGGACCCACTGAAAGGCAAGATCGTCAAGAAAAAGGTCGTCAGAAGACGGATTAGGAAATGGGCGACAATACTTGGCAATAGCTTTCGCCATTGACTCATCATCGCAAGAAGAATGATTCCATTTGACCTCAGCGTCAGGAACCAAACCAGGGTTTTGACTGAGAAAGGACGCAAAAAGCGGGTCAACGAACTGAGCTTGACTAAT